TTTATAACGTGACGACCAACTTGATCGGAATAATTAAAATTAGCATTGGAAACTCCTGGTATCTCAAATGAAATGTACATATTTGATAATAGATCACCCATATTTCTCGGGTTAAGTGTTACGCTAACACTCTCATTAAATGGCCAATTTGACGAAGCATTAGATGGTTTATTAATAACAGTACTTTTATGAAATTTTGTAAAATTAGAATGTCGTCTTTTACTTGTATTTGTAAAAAAAGATTTAGTCTGATCATTTTCTATCAAATACGTATCCTGTTTACCTATTGCATTCAGTGATATTATAGACCCTGTATTTGGACCACTTGTATCACACATACTACTTATTATATATAATTTTTTAAATGGAGTTATACACGATTATTTGTCTATTTTTGAAATTTTTGGAAACGTATCTGTGTAAAGATTGATACCAAAATAAAATATCTTCTTTTTTTAAAGAGAGAGGTTGAACTGTTAGATTTTTAGTTTTACCTATTTCCCTTGATAGTAATTGTTTTATACTTGGTTTTTTAACATGCGTAAAACAGGAAAAACATACACGTTTTAATTTACATCCATAAAACTTATAGAACATTTCATTATTGTATAACCAGATTGGGTTAATACGTCTATATTTCCTAATAAGTTCACGAACTTCGTAATTATTCGATTTAATATAAGGATTTAAAGGTGCATTACAATTAAAACAAAATCCTTTACAGTTAAAATACATAAAAGAAAAACAATTTATTCTTTTATGTACTATAATGAAATTAGACAACCTGATGGAACTCCTATTATAGGTATAAATTATGAAGAAGAAAGACCACCTGTGATAGATGTTTTACATACTAACGAAACTCAACAAGTTCAACAGCAAGAACCTGAATATCAATTATTTGATTCGCAAATGATAACTTGGTTTACTCTATTTTTAGTTTTAGCAAGTATACAATATACACTTATGTATGATAATATAATAACTATACTTAATTGTTTAGCGTGTTTATTACCATTACATAGTATACAAAATAACAGTATGTATGGTATTTTAGCATATACTATTTATGTTATGATTGCTATGTTATTAACAACATTTTTAGGTCTTTATGAATATATTTGGTATTATGTTATATGTAATGGTATAATTATGTGTATTTATATAACCTCAGTCGTCAAATATATAAAATATATTAGGAATCAACACCAAATCAGAAATCAAAATGAACACGTTGTATGAACAAAAAGATTTAGATATTGCTAAAGGTTTATATAAAAACCAAGAAGAAAAGTGTGAACGTTTTGCGAGAAGTATTCATAAACTCAGAGAGTCTCGCAAAAAGTACGATGATAAAAGAGAAAAGAGTAAAATAAAGTTTATAGAAGTAGTCCCGGAAAAGATAAACCATAATAACAGAACAAAAACTATTATATGTTCCGCAATAACAATGAGTGGAAAACGATGTACATTTAAAGCATCTTGTGGAAAATATTGTAAAAAACATACAAAAAAATTAAATATATTGTAATAGTAAATGTTAGACCAGGAAACACTCAGACCTGTTATAATAGGAATGGCTCTTTACCTTGCCATTTCTCAAATCGTTCCAGAAATTTTAAAAAAACCAACTAATATTAAATTTATAGACGATATTGTTGCCATGCTTATAGCTCAAAGAGGATCACTCACTTCCGGAGCTATTTTGACTGGTATCATTATTCTTGTTACCAATTACATTAACGACGAATTCTTGTAATACATTTTCTTTACAAGTTAACGCGCGAGTTTTCGGGTGATCCATATACCTTATCTTCTTGTTATATGCATCTTCCATAAATTTCATGAGCTGGTTTACATCAGGTTTACCCCATTCCATACCAGCTTTATATAAAAAATCGTCTCTTGGTAACTTTTGAAGTTCGCATTTTATCACATAAGGTGTTTCTATATATTCCGTTGCACCTCCGTAATCTGTTATGATCACTGGTTTATTTCTTACCGCCGCTTCTACAGCACCCATACCTACACCTTCAGACGATGAAAAACTTATGTAACAATCGGATTTGTTGTGTATATCTTCCATATATTCATCTGACAAAAGATCATTAATTACTGTAACATTTGGTATATTTATATTAACTGGTTGTTTACACGTTGCTTTAACAATTAACCGTGTATCAGGTTTATTTAACCGAATGAAACACTCTAATATTTTATTAAAATTTTTACGCGGATCGTATACGTTACCTATATGATAAAATGTATACGGTCTTTTATCAGGTATGTGTGCATGTATTACAACAAAGTGTTTATCAGGGAATTGTCTTTTAAATACCTTTTTACAATATTCACTTGGTACGAGAATTTTATCGAATAAATCGAAAAGTTTACCGTAATCTTCATGAACTGTTTCGGTTTCACAGACGGTCATACACGTAACACTTTTTATTTTCCTTTTGATTTCGGGTATTCTATCCAACCAGTATTTTACAGGAAGCGCGAATATAAAAGCACTATCAGTTTTAGGTATTTCCTGGTTTATTTCAATATATTTAGTGTATCCAACTTCAGGAAAAAGGTCCATATATTTTTTACAATGTTGACCAATTCCACTCAGGAGAGTTGGACCGATGAATAACATTTACTATAAAGATAATATTTCTTTTATATATATTACACAATGGAGTTCATCAGAAAACAAATTGATACAGAAATTCAAAGAGGGAAAGTTAAACCAGAAGCTATTTATGGTATACTTAGACAACTCGTTGATCATATCGAACCACCAACTGTGGTACCAACTCCAGCACCAGTCGCTAAACCAGCTCCAACCCCAGCTCCAACCCCAGCACCAACCCCAGCACCAACTCCGCCACCAGTTGCTAAACCAGCCGCTAAACCAGCCGCTAAGAAAGTTGTTTCTCCAACAAAAAAGGCTCCAGTCAAAAAAACACCAGCTAAAAAAGCTTAATAAAGTTAAAACCTTTGTGGCATAGGCATTTGTACTTGCACAGGCGTAGGTATATTTTTATGTTTTAACATATAAAATCCACCTCCTAATAATAGAATAACTGTAAAAAGATAATAAAGTGGATATTTTTTCTTTTTTTCCTTTTCCATTTTATCAATATCCTCCTTATCTGGAAGCTTTTTAACGTTTACGTTAAGTTCATCTATCTTCCCGATAAGTTTATGTAAAGCCTCAAGAATTTGAACTTCTTTGTTTATAGGTTTTTCCTTTACGTCTATTGATGTAATTTCTAACGTCATGAACCATTCCGAATCAGGCTGTAGTTTTACATAATCACCGTCACCTTGTTGTTCATATATTTCAAAATTGAGTTTTTGTATTGATATAGGGTTAAACAAAGACGTTGGTCTATTAAACGATTTCCATTGTTTATCATGTAATTTTAAATTACTCGAACCGTCAAATGCTCTTTCTAAAGGTATACGTGCAAATATTTGACCTTTTCGTTCATTTAGAATTTGTGCTACTTTTGGTATGTCTTCGCATATAATATCTATGTATTTTGCACCGTTCGCTGTACCAGTTCCAGATGTACCTACTTGTGTAATATAAAAATCAACAACTTTTAAACCACATACTTTACTTATATCGGATACGTGTGTATTAGATGAAAGGTTGAGATTAAAAGAAAATGTGTTATTTGTACCCGTAACAAAATTTGAATCTATTGTTACGTATTGAACTTTTTTAGGTAACTCCTGGAGCGAAACCATATTATAATTAGTATATAAAAAAATAAACGTAAATAATAGCATGTTTGCATTTTATTCGAGTATATCTCGTTTATTATCATGGAATAAGACAGACACGTTAACATCTAAAAATTCCTGTTCATCTTTATACCCTAAAATTACAGAAATAAGAAATCAATTAGATACGATGTTATCACCAGATTCTTCTATGGATGTGTTTATTGCGAAAAATGATGTCGATGAAATTGTTATTTTAGAATATTCTAAATGCGACAAAACATTTGTTCATTATAGACCTAAGTATTTCAATTATAAATAAAGAATTAAAATCACTAAAAATATATGAAATGGACTACATGCACTTACACACTTACGACTACAAACTCGCTTTCTGTCAAGCGACAAACGAACTCTGTGAGGATGTTCAGAGGATTATATGGGAAAAATCCCAAAAATACGAACACGAAAATCTCGTGTGCCCGGGAGCCCCGCAAAAAGAGAGAAAAAATACACGATTCTCAGAAGAAAGAATTGAAACGTTGGTCGGAAAATGGAGAGAAAAGTGGGGGGAACCCGATAGTTTCTAAACGTAAACCAAGTACTGCTGTTATAACTATAATGAAAGGTGGTAAAACAGCTTATATATTGGTAGATGATTTAGATATTGAAGAGTTACAAACGCGTATTAAAATAGCTACAAATGGTTCAATGCGAGAGAAATTTGGATCGTACATTTTTTTTAAACACTGATAAAGAATTAAATAATAATAATATTAAATAAAATGGAAAGTGTAACAACGAATGCTCGTACTTTGGTATGTTTAGCACCTAAAAATCGCCGTAAAGTTGTGAAATGTATTAATAAACCAATGGAAGATGCCGAAAGAAGAGGAGGAGAAGCGAGTA